ATATCATGGAAGGGGTATGGGACGGCTACGCAGGGAACGGTGAACCTTATGGCTTCTTTAACCTTGCTTTAAGCTCTAAGTATGGCCGCACTGGAGAAAAAAGCCGAGAGAATTGTGAAGGAACAAACCCCTGCGGAGAGATATCTTTAGCCGACAAAGAATGTTGTAACCTGTCCGAACTCTATTTAAATAATATTGAGTCTAAAGAGGAGCTGGCCGAGTGCTCTGTGCTGCTATATAAAACGCAAAAAGCGATATGCGCTTTACCCTTTATACATGAAGATACAAATAAAATTGTTCATAAAAACTTCCGCATAGGACAAGGCATCACAGGGATATGTCAATCTTTTGAAAAAATCCCATGGCTAGACCACTGCTATAAAGAATTACGCAAGTTCGACAAAGAATGGAGCGCTAAAAACAATTGGCCTGAAAGCATTAAGCTAACAACAGTTAAGCCTAGTGGCACCTTAAGCCTATTAGCTGGCTCTACACCCGGCGTTCACCCTGCATACTCTCAGTATTACATTCGTCGTGTTCGCATGTCTAGCGACGACCAGCTAGTAGAGGCTTGTAAAAAGCTAGGATATTATACCGAATACGTTAAGAATTTTGATGGATCACTAAATAGAGATACAGTTGTTGTTGAATTCCCTTGTGAGTCTGGCAAAAACGCAACATTGGCCAAAGATATGACGGCCATAGAGCAACTAAATTTAGTTAAAACTATTCAAAAAGAATGGTCAGATAATGCGGTCTCTTGTACGGTTTATTATCGTAAAGAAGAGCTTCCCGATATCAAAAAATGGTTAAGCGATCACTATAAGCATAATATTAAAAGCGTATCGTTCCTACTCCATCAAGATCATGGCTTTGACCAAGCCCCGTACGAGGAAATAAACAAGGATAAGTACCTTGAGATTAAGAAAAATATAACAAAAATGAAGCCTCAAGCCATTTCAAACGGCAAAGCAATAGAGGGTCTAGAGTGCGCAGGAGGGGCTTGCCCCATAAAATAAAGAAAATTTTCTAAAACTCTTTAAAAAGGTGTAAATATTACTGCATTATGAAATATACAGACTCGTGTTTACCAGCTACAAACGAACTTGAAGTAGACTTTACCCCCTCCATTCGCAGAAAAGCTGAAGCTGAAAAATTAAGCAGCAAAGAGGCTAACAACCTTCCCGATTCTGACTTTGCTTACATCTCTCCGGGAGGCGAGAAGGATTCCGAAGGCAAAACTACTCCGCGTTCCTTACGGCACCTCCCTATTCCAGACGCGGCCCATGTACGCAACGCTTTAGCTCGCCTCAACCAGACAGATATCCCTCCTGCCGCCAAAAAAGAAGCGTTGTCTAAAATCAAGCGTAAGGCTAAAGAACTAGGGGTGGAAGTATCAAAATCTGATGCCGCTTCTGATAAAAGCAACCAAGAGGGTCTCGAGAGAGAAGAATATCACCAAGATAAAGAAGAGGTTGACCACGAAACCCTCAAAGAGCGCCTCAAACATCACCAAGACGCCGTTAAGAGCCTTGAGAAAGAAATTAAAAGCCTCGAGAAGGACAAACAAGAAGATATTAAAGATGTTGAGAGCGAATCTGATGCTGCTAGCGACAAACAAAAAGCCGCTCAAAAAAAGTTCTTAGAAATGATTCGCAAGAAAAAAGGCGGCGACAAGAAAGATTCCGACAAGAAATCAGACGATAAAAAACCCAGCGAAAAAGACAAGTCTAAAGCCGGAATGAAAGATGGAAAGCCCTCTTACCCTGACCTTAACAAACCTAACGCAGCCAAGACTAAAAAAGAGTGGGATAAGACTGATACAAAAGAGCTGAAGAGGGACACCAAAAAAGAAAAGAGAGAGCACGAAAAGGACGCCATAAAAGACGACCAATCAAAAATTAAAAAACTTAAAAAAGGTGCTCCCTCTGAAAAGAAAAGCGTGGAGATTCACGATATTAAAAAAGATGAAAAATTTGATAAGAAAAATAAGAAAGCAGACGCTGGCGAATTTCCCGAGGTAGCCTTTAAACCAGCTCCTTTTGACGGAGTTCTTGAAAGCGCCCCCTATTCTAAGCTACTAGAGCCTGTCGATTGGGACAAGCTTAAAAAGGAGTTAGGTTTTAATAACCTTTGGCTTAAGAAGCCTAAGGCCCCTAAAGCGGATTATCGTAAGTTTTTAGATCCGAATTATACTCCTTAATTCAACGGAATAAAGTTTTTTCTTGACCCTCATCGTGTCTTGTGCTATGCTTGTTTAGCTTAGACACACACATGAGCCTCCATAATTCCTTTTATGATATTTACTCTCAATATCTTTTTGATAATTTTGAGTGTTATAACGCTTGCGTTCTCAACCAAAGTGCGGATAAGCACTTTCGTGCGCTTTGCCAGTTTGCCGAAGTAGAGGATAATTTAAAAATTTTAGATGCTGGATGCGGAGTAGGTAAATTTCTTAATTTTGTTTTTAATAACTTTGATAATGTTAAATTAAATGGTATTGATTTGTCCAAAAGACAGATTGCGATAGCTCAAAAAAATAGCGTAGGCCCCACCTATCAGTGTTCTGATTTCAATTCTTTTTCCGAAAGCCACTACGATAGAATTTTTTTTAATGAAACAATCGGATACTCCGGAGACAACCAATACAGTTTATTAAAAAAATACCAAGCAATGCTAAAGCCAAACGGTATGCTAGTTGTTTCAACTTTTTGTAAACATAAAAATTTACATTATTTAAACTTTGAAAAACTACAAGCGCTTTATAAGCTCGGCCAGTCCGACAACTTTAGCTTAAAAGTTCAAATTACCATCGCCGATTGGCTCGATTATAAAAGACTTGATTTTAATTTTGTAAAAAATTATTTTAAATTTAAGGTTTACGATAAGAAAATAGAAGTTCAAAAAAAATGGTTGACAAAGCAGCCCGCTAGGTGTTATATTAGGCACTCGAATAGAGATCTAATAGATTCATATTCCGTTTTTAAAATTTATGGCCCAAAAGAAGAAACCTAAAAGAAGAATTCAAGATGTGGTTCGCAAACACCTCATTGCCCCCAAATATGAGAAGAAAAAATTCTGGGCAAAAGAGATGATGATCTTGAAAAGATTGATGCAGAAATATAATAATGAAGACTTTTGGCATAAAGTAAACTTCAATAAAGAGATTAACAGTTTTGCTCAATTTTATGCTCTGCCGTTTAACAAGATGCTCGAAACAAAGTACCAAGAGTTTCACCTAAAAATAGAAAAAAGCCACTCCCCCACCATAGGAGATAAGACCGGAACAGATCGCATTTTTTCCTCAACCAAAACATTAAAAAACTTCCTTAATGACTAAAACAATAAAAAAAGAAACACCTAAAGGGTTGTCCCCAAATGATTTAATCAAATCTTTTTTAAAATCTACAGAAAAAGATCACTACAATTACGAAGAAAGCTATGACTACCAAGTGTCTAGCGGTAGTCTAAAGTTAGATTTTGCTCTAGGGGGAGGGTTAGGCCCGGGTTTACATCGCTTTACAGGGGTAAACGAAGGAGGTAAAACCTCTGAAGCCTTAGAGGTGATGAAAAACTTCCTACAAACGGTCCCCAACTCACGAGGCTTTTACATTAAAGCGGAAGGGCGCCTCACCAATCAGATGCGAGAGCGTTCTGGAATTAAGTTTGCCTTTAAAGAGGACGACTGGAAAGCTGGAAATTGTTTCGTGTTTGAATGCAATATTTATGAAACCGTAGTGGAAGCCTTACGTCTATTGGTTGGAAAAAACTCAGACGATACCCGCTATTGCTTTATATTGGATTCGGTGGACGGGCTAATCTCTAAAGGCGATACTCTTAAGAGTTTTGAAGAGTCAAGAAAAGTTGCGGGAGGGGCAGTTATAGCTGCGGATTTTATGAAGCGCGTTAGTATTGGTTTGACTAAGCGAGGACATATGGCGCTTTTTATCTCTCAAGTTAGAGCTGATATACAGCTTGACCCTTATTCTAAAGCGCCCATCCGCCAAACCACAGCAACAGGAGGCAACGCTTTATTACATTTTGCTAATTTTATTCTTGAATTTGAGCCGCGCTTTAAAAAAGACTGGATTTTAGAAAAACCTAGCGAGAAGTATGACGCAATTAAGAATAAAATTATTGGCCACTTCGCTAAAATTACAGTCAAAAAAAGCCCTAACGAAAAGACCAATTCAATTATTAAATATCCCGTTATTTACGGCCGCAAAGGAGGTAAGAGCATTTGGGTGGAAAAAGAAATTCTAGATATGATGTTTCTCTGGGATTTTGCCCACAGAAAAGGAGCGGGGTGGATAGAGTTTGACGCCGAATTACTTAATATAATGTCCGAAGCTAAAATTGACTTTCCTGAAAAAATACAAGGAGAAAATCAGTTTGATAAGTTTTTAGAAGAAAGCCCGGAAGCAAAAGATCACCTTATGGATTACTTTAAAAAGATGGTACTTTCTGTTTAAAATGACTTTTAAAACTCTCATAGGCAAGCGGCGACGAATTAAGCGCCCGGTTATTTATTTAATTAATTGGGAAAAAGGGAGCCGCAGCAAGCTCCAAGCCACGGTTAAAGATTTTTTAAAAGTTTTTTGGGATGGAGATGTTGTTTTTGAAGAGTTCCCTCTTGTAGGCACACGCCTTACGTTGGATTTTTATAACGCCACTAAAAACATAGCTATAGAAGTACAAGGAAGGCAGCACACAAAATATAATAAATTTTTCCACAAAGGGAATAAAATGAATTACTTAGATCAACTAAAAAGAGATGAAGAAAAATTAGCTTTCTGCGACCTTAACAGTATTAAGTTGCTTGAGATCCACGAAGGCAATATGGACTTTGACTCACTACATAAGGAAATAATATAAATATATGCGCGACGACCTTACAGACCTCCCCCCAGAAGAGTTCACCATACCCAACAGCTTTCTTGACAAGCTATTTGAGTTTACAGGTGATGGTGATGACGGGGGTTTCATCTTAGCCTACGTTACTCAAGATGGGCGTCCGCTTATACAATGTAAGATAGGCTCTCAAATAGTAGAGATGGGACTGCGAAAAGCGTTGGAGAGATTCTTGGACGACATGGAACTAGGAGAAAAAGCTCTATCAGAAGACAACCCCTCTTAAATGACTATATACGTTGACATTGATGAGACTATCTGCGTTACGCCCGCCAATAGGGATTACACGAAATCAACCCCTATTAAGAAAAATATTAAAAAAATTAATAAACTTTACGACGAAGGCCATACTATCGTTTACTGGACAGCGCGTGGGTCAGGATCAGGCAAAGACCATAGTGAAATCACCCATAACCAAATGAAAAAATGGAAGGCCAAATTTCATGAGCTAAAATTAGGGAAACCTATGTATGATTTATTTATTTGCGATAAGGCAATCAACTCTTTAGACTTTTTTGACGCA